GCTGGTGGCTCCTACAGCCTCTCCGTGGCCGCTGCAGATGACTTCCCCGCCCTTCCGGCCGTGGATGCCGCTGCAGGCGCTTCCGTGGCCCTACAGGACGCTCTGAGCGCCGTGCTGCCTGCTGTGAGCCATGACGCAGCCAAGCAGCTGCTCACGGGCGTGCACGTGGCCGCTGCGGGCGGCTCCATAGCGCTGCAAGCCACAGACGGCCATCGCCTTGCCGTGCGCACCGTGCCGGCCGAGCTGGAGCTTGATGTGGTCGTACCCGGCCGGACCATGGCCTTGCTGCGTGAACCATGCACCATCACCACCGACGGCCATCACGTCAGCTTCAGCGCCCGCACCACCACCATCACCAGCCGCGTGCTCGATGGCCGCTACCCGGACGTGCAAGCGCTAGTGCCTGCCACCAGCAGCCATGAGGCAACCTGCAGCCGCGTGGCACTGCTCCGTGCACTGGAGCGGATCGCTGTGATCGCCGACAGCCACAACTCCGTCGTCAGGCTCAGCGGCGGCAAACTCACCGCCGAAGCTGAAGCCAACAGCGGCGCTGAAACCATCGCCCTGGACGGCAAGCTGCCTGATCTGGCCTGCAATGTGCACTACCTGATCGACGGCGTGAAAGGCTTCAACGGTGACACCATCACCATCCGCGCCAACAGCTCAACCACCCCGGTCGTGCTATCCGATGGCGATTCCGCTAACATCTACCTTGTAATGCCTGTGCAGATAAGGGGTTGAAGCCAGCTCGTCGCCACTACAAGCTCAACGACGAGATGATCGAGAAGGTGCGCTTTCTGTGTCAGTACGGCGCACCTCTTGAACACATCGCGCCGGCAGTTGGCGTCACGTACGAGTCGATTCGCCAGTGGCTAGCTAACGCAAAGGGGCCAAATCCGACGCCACAGGAAGTTGCCCTTTCTGCGGCCATTAGTGAAGGCCGCGCTGCAGGTGGCCTGAAACTTGTTAGTAAAATCGCTGATTCAGCGAACAATGGTGATACCCGAGACGCACAGTGGCTGCTAACTCATGCGCCTGCATATCGCCGTCATTACAGCGATAATGCCGCCGCATCGCGTGCATTTGCTGATGGCGTGCAAGCTGCAGTGCAAGGCTTGCAAGCGGCTGGGTTGTCACCTGAACAGGAACGCCAGGTGCTGCTGCACATCGCAGCGCGCACTGGTGAAAACCTGCTAGACGAACCCGACTGATGCCACGCATCCGCAACCCAGCGGCCGCGAGGTTGGCGCAGCTGGAGTTGGCGGCGCAAGAGGAGCGGCAGAAGCAGCGCGACTACCGACCGCTTGCTGATCAGCTGTACCGCAGTCTCACGGAACCGCAGCGCAAGGTGTGGGATGACGGCAAGCGGTTTAAGCTCTTGTGCTCAGGCCGGCGCTTCGGGAAGACTTATCTCTGCATCGCGCGCTTGATTGCATGGGCGATCGAGAATCCAGGCAGCTTGAGCTGGTATGTGACGCAGACCTATATCAGCGCCAAGCAGATCGCATGGCGACAGCTGAAGTCAATGCTGCCGCCGGAGATGATGCTGAAAACCAACGAAACAGAGTTGTCTGTTGAGCTGATCAATGGCAGCCGCATTCAACTCAAGGGCTCGGACCGCGCCGACGCTTTGCGCGGGGTCAGTTTGAGCGCTCTCGTGCTTGACGAGGCTGCCTATGTCAAGCAAGACGCATGGGAGATGGTGCTGCGCCCTGCGCTGTCAGATCAATGCGGACCGGCATGGTTCATCACCACACCAGCCGGCTCAAGCAACTGGTTCCACAGTTTGTGGGAACAGGCGCAGGATTTCGACGACTGGGCCACGTTCAGCTATACCACGATCGAAGGCGGCAACGTGCCGGCAGAGGAGATCGAGGCCGCACGGCTGACGCTTGACGAGCGCACGTTTCGCCAGGAGTACCTAGCCAGCTTTGAGACGCTATCCGGCCGGGTGTATCCCGACTTCAGCGACGACAACATCAGCGAAGACATCACCGACACTGGCGGCCCGATCCTGTGGGGTACTGACTTCAACGTAAGCGTGCTGGCTGGTGTGCTCGGTAGTCGCGTTGGTGACACGCTGCACATCTGGGATGAGGTATCAGTGCGCCAGACCAACACCGATGAGGTGTGCGCAATGCTCAAGGATCGCTTCAAGAATCGCAGGTTGATCGCCTTCCCTGACCCGACCGGCTCGGCACGCAAGACATCATCCGCCGGCCGCACTGACCACGAGATCATCCGCCAGTACGGCTTCGGCTGCGTCAGCCCTAAAGCACCGTGGGCAGTGAAGGACAAGATCAATGCCACCAACTGCATGATCCGTAATGCCAACGGCCAGATCCGACTGTTCGTACATCCGCGCTGCAAGAACACGATCAAAGCACTTCGCAATGTCACGTATAAACAAGGCGCCGACGATTACGTGATCGACAAGACAGGCGGCATCGAGCATTGGAGCGACGGATTAGGCTATCTAATCATGAGCGAATTCAACCCGCTCCACCTGAATGCCGGCAAGGGCACGGGAATTCGGATATATTGATTAGGTGGCGAGGCGGCAACCTCCCACCCACGGCCACCTGCACCACCAGGCGACATGACCATTATGACTCAGCTGGAGCTGCTAGACCAGCAGCCCACGCAACTGGTTTACGGACCCTTCATTAGCCGCGAGCAGGCAATCCGGCAAGGACTGAGCCATTATTTCACTGGCAAGCCTTGCAGGAACAGGCACGTCTCTATTCGTGGAGTGAAGAAGTGGAATTGCCTGCAATGCGACAGGTTGCAGAAAGCTCAAGAAAGATTGCGCGATCCAGCACGTGTGCGGGCGAACGAACAACGAACGGCAGCCAAGCATCGTAAATCAAAGGCGGAGGCCACCCGCAAATGGCGCGAACGGAATCCTGAGAAAGTGAAAGAATACGCAAGGATTCATCGTCGCAGATACAGAACAGACGCTGAATACAGAGAAAAAAAGCGCAAGGTATACAACTCACATGCTCAGCTACAGAGGGATATGAAAACGCATAGAGCAATATCAGCTAATTTGCGGTGCCGCATACATTGCGCTCTACTTAGAACTTCTGCATCACGAGCGTTTAGCAATCGCGAATTGATGGGCTGCAGCGCTCAACAGCTACGTCAGCACCTTGAGGCGCAATTTACCGATGGCATGAGCTGGGAGAACTATGGCCGCAACGGATGGCACATAGACCACATCCGCCCTTGTGCGAGCTTTGATCTCACCGACCCAGAGCAGCAGCGGCAGTGCTTCCACTACACCAACCTGCAGCCGCTATGGGCTGCCGATAACATCCGCAAAGGAGCCAAGTGGCAGCCGCCAGAACCAACATGCCCAACCCCACCAGCGACACCCTAGGCCCGCAGATCGCCGCAGCACTCGGCATCCCGACTCACAACCTAGTGAGCTTCACGCTGCGGTTCAAGGCGCAGGAGCCGGTGCGGTGCGATGCGGAGTATCTGGTAGAAGACACAGCCGGCGCAGCAATCACGCAACTGATCGGCAAGAGCTATAAACTCCACCAGTCAACTACAACTGAACAATGCTGAAAGGCGCTGAACTGCTGGCCAAGGTGAAAGAACTGGAAGGCAGCAACAAAAGCCAGATGGCACGCGGCTGCGGGTATGTCACTGTCAAAGCGGATGGTTCCGAGCAGGTGAACTTCACGGCGTTCTATGAGGCGCTGCTTGACGCTAAGGGCCTCACCATCAGCGGCGGTGGCAGCACCGCCAAACGCGGCCGCGGCCTGCCCTACAAGGCCAAGGTGCAGTTCAATGGCAAACTGCAGATTGGTGAGGCGTACATGCAGCAGATGGGCGCCGAACCCGGCGATGAGTTCGAGATCAAGGTCGGCCGTAAGCAGATCGTGCTCACCTACGCCGGGGAGTAAGCTGCACGCGGAGCTTGAGCAACTCCGCGAGGGATACCTGGCCCTGCCGGCGCCGCCGGTGGGGTTTTTTTCGTGGCTGTAAGCTGGTGGTGTTCCCGCTCTGCGTAGCATCGGGCCAGGTCGGTAGCCCAAGTAGAGGCAGCCAGGACAACTGGAACTCAGTGCTGGTTCAAGTCCAGCCCGGCCGTTTTGATGTATTGCCTAGACTGCACCCATCGAGGTGCAGCAGATGTATTCAGGCTTTCGCGCATACGACCGACCGACAGCTACGCGTAAGGTTGCTGGCGTCTCGGATCCGATCACCGCATGGTATGCGCAAGAACCGCATTGGATCTTGATCGAGGATTTGATCGGCGGCACCACTGCGATGCGGAAGAAACATAGGAAATATCTCTTTCAAGAGCCGAGAGAGGCTGATGAAAGTTATGATTCGAGGCTGGCTCGATCAATCTGCCCGCCGTACTACATCCGCCTAGAGCGAATGCTGGCCGGTATGTTGACACGCAAGCCGGTCAGGCTTAACGACACCGGCGATACCATCCGCGAGCAGCTGTTTGATGTCAACCTTCTGGGCGATGATTTGAACTGCTGGACCTATGAAACCGCCCGTAAGATGATCCGCTATGGGCATGTTGGCGTGCTGGTAGATGCACCGGCTGATGGCAATGGCCGGCCGTATTGGGTGTGTTACACCCCACGCGACATCCTTGGATGGCGCACGCAGATGATTGATGGCAGCCAGCAGATCACGCAGCTGCGGTTGAAGGAAACACTCACCGAGCCGGATGGTGAATATGGCGAGAAGCAAGTGGAACAGGTGCGGGTGCTGACGCCCGGTGCATACCAACTGCATCGGCGTGATGAAAGCACCGGCGACTTCAAGATCTACGACGAAGGCACCACAACGCTTGACCGGATCCCGTTCAGCGTGGCCTATGCCAACCGCGTGGCACTGCTGGAATCACGCCCGCCGCTGCAGGACATCGCTGAGCTGAACCTGAAGACCTATCAGATCCAGTCGGATCTTGATAACCAGCTCCACATCTCGGCAGTGCCCATGCTCGCTCTGTTCGGCTTTCCGAGCAGCGCAGAAGAGATCAGCGCCGGACCGGGTGAGGCCATTGCCTTCCCGGCTGAAGGCCGCGCTGAGTACATCGAACCTGCCGGCCGCAGCTTTGACTACCAGTTCCGCCGGCTGGAGCAGCTGGAGAAGCAGATCAACGACTTGGGCCTTGCGGCAGTGCTCGGCCAGAAGCTGAGCGCTGAAACCGCCGAGGCGAAGCGTATCGACCGCAGCCAAGGCGATAGCGCCATGATGGTGATCGCGCAGAACATGCAGGACATGATCGACAACTGCCTGCAGTTCCATGCGCAGTTCCTCGGTACACCAGAAGCAGCCGGCAGTAGCTACGTGAACCGTGACTTCATCGGCGGGATGCTGGAAGCGCAGCAGATCCAATCACTGCTGCAGCTCTACACCGCTGGCACCATCACGCAGGAGACGCTGCTGCAGCGCCTAGCTGATGGTGAAGTGCTCGGCGATGACTTCAACGTGGAGGATGAGCTGGATGCAACAGCTGCTTTATCGCCTGCTTGATTGGCTCACCGATCGGCTCGTTGACGTGATGATCATGATTGAACCACGGCCACCACGGCGGCAAGAGCTGGACTACCACGTCAGCAAGTTGCCGATGGAGATCCTCGCGATCGTACGCATCAGCTGGTATAAGCAAGGCAAACCTGATGAAGTGGATGAGGTTGTGCTGATGGAAGACGGCGACAATGGGTATGAAGCATTCAGTGCATTGATCAAGTCTGCGCTAAACCGCGGCGCTAATGTCAGCATCCGGTCGGGGTATCAGCCGGAGGATTTGGGGATCTTTATTGCATGACAGTTCCCAGCAGCCTCTACCGCAATGCAATCGACCTGAACCGCTACAGCAATAGCGTCGCGCGGCGGTTGATCAATGCCTATAACGACATCATTATCGACGCAGTGAACCAACTGCAGACGATTGATGAAGCATCGGCACCGGTGCAGGCTGCTCGGTTGCGGGCGATCCTTGCGCAGCTGCGCGACAGCCTCGCCACATGGGCCGGTGATGCAACAGAACTAACCGCGCAGGAGCTGCAAGGCCTGGCACTGCTGCAGTCCGAGTTCGTCACCGATCAGCTGCGGCAGGCGCTACCAGCCGGCGCGCGTGATGCGGTGCGCACCGTGGAGATCTCGCCGCAGTTTGCGCAGTCAGTGGTCACCACTGACCCGACGCAGCTCAATGTGGTGACGTTGAGCGATGACCTCTACAAGTCGGTGTATGGCGCCGAAGCACTGGCGCGGCAGGCTGGTACCGGTACGTTCAGCCTCACCGCAACGCAAGGCACGATGATCACGCTGCCGAATGGGCAGATCGTGGAGAAGGCCTTTCGTGGCATCGCCGAAGCACAGGCAGAGCGTTTTGCACAGACTGTACGGAATGGCCTGCTGACCGGTGAAACCACGCAGTCGATCGCGAAGCGGCTCGTGGGGCGGCTTGAGTTCGGAGACACCGGCCCGCTATCGGTGCGCCAGCTCCAGGCAGCCGGCGGCGAGCTGACCACTGTCGCCAACCATCAAGTGATGACGCTGGTGCGGACCAGCATCAACCAAGTGGCGAACACCGCCAGTCAGCAGGTTTATGAGGCGAATCAGGATATAACGAAGAAGTACAGATACGTGGCAACGCTTGACACGCGCACGAGCGCAATTTGCCGCGCTAATGATGGCCGAGAATTTGAATATGGCAAGGGTCCAACACCCCCGCTGCATTTCGCGTGCCGTAGTACGACTGTACCAGTTATCGACTATGAAGGCCTCGGATTCAACCCACCACCACCCGGCAAACGCGCCAGCATGAAGGGTCAGGTGCCAGCAGACACCAGCTACGGCGAGTGGCTCAGCAAGCAACCTGCCGATGTGCAGCGTGATGTACTAGGCAGTAAGGTGCCGTACTTCCAGAAGCTGGTGCGTAAGCACGGCGCCCGCGATGCAATGGCAAAGCTGGTGCGTGATGACGGCAGCGAACTAACCTTGGAGCAGCTACGCAAGCGGTATGGACCTGCCGAGCCTTAGGCATTTTCGCAACGAAGGGATCTACTTCATCTCATCCGATCCGGTCGAGGCGCTCATCGGCGAGACCTGGGTGCCGGCGCGTTATACCGACAAGGGATGGGCAACAGCTGATGGCCGTAGCCTGTTGTCAGGTGTTGAGGATTGGCGTCATGCCGTTGAAGAGAGATGTGATCTCGGAGAACATCAGACGCGAGATCAAGGCCGGCAAAAGCCCAGCGCAGGCAGCAGCAATCGCGTACGCAAAAGCCGGAAAGTCACGCAAAAAGAGGAAAGCTAAATGAAACGCGGTGATCGCGTCAGCTGGATGTATCAAGGTGTC